GGCGGTGAAGCCGTCCTCACCGCGCTGGGAGAGCTCGGTCGCGCCGGCGTTGATGTCCGTGAAGCTCAGCGTTCCGTCGTCGTCGCCGACTGCTTCCCCTGCCGGGGCGGCAGCGTCGAGAACCGAGAACGCGGCTCGGTCGAGCTTCTTGGACATGTTCTTCGCGTGGCCGTCCAGGTGGTCCTGGACGAGGTCGAACACGTTGTCGTTGATGTCCTCCTCCGGGATCTTCGAGCCCTTCTTGAAGATCTGCCGAGAGACCACAGGGCGACCGTACTCCTCGCGGTCGTAGGTCGTGTCCGCGCCGGGCTCGACCTCTTCGGGCTCGCCGAGCTCCTCGCCGGGCACCGGGATCTGGAAGGTTTCGCCGGCGCCCTCGGGGATCCCTCCAGGCGGGTCCTGGAAGAACTCGCGGACGACGGTCTGTGCTTCAACGCGTTCCGCAGCGACTTCGCGGACGGTGGTCGGGTCGACGATCTGGTTGACGTTAGGAAGTGCCATTTGTTATTTCTGTAGAATGGTGGTGGTTAGTTGCTGCTCGAGCTCACACGTCGACGTGAGCGTAGCCAGCCGGGATGTCGGGGATACCGCTCGGCGCTGCGCCCTCGGCGTACATCGTCATGATTCCCTTCGCGGAGGTGCCGCTAGCGAGCTGGCCCTCCGTTGCCGACGCGCCCAGTTCGACGCCGCCGGCGACGCCGCCCGCGACGTTCGCGACGACGGGGCCGCTGGAGGTGACCAGGACGTTGTCGCCGGACTCGTAGCCGTCGCCGTCGTTGTAGCCGACGATGCCGTAGACGGTCGTGTCGGTCGTGTCGTCGGCCGTGACGAGTTCGTCGTTCGCGTCGAGTGCGACGGCGTCGCCGGCCGAGAGTGCTTCTGCAGCGGTTCGGGTCTCGGTGTGCTGGGCGTCGCCCTTGTGCGACTGCCCGGGGTTCAGACTCATGCTTCACCTCCCGTGATCTCCTCGAGTTCAGCACGCACGCGTTCCTCCTCGCGCTCTGCGAGAGCGCCGTCCTTGTCTTCGAGGTCGCCCAGACGGTCCTCGAGTTCGGCCTTGCGCTCCTGCTCAGCCGCGGAGAGGTTCGCCTCGACGTCGGAGCCGCCACCCGAGCGGATGATGGGATCACTGCCGCCGTCGCCGGCGGAGAAGTCGGCCTCGTCGACCTTCTCGGACAGTTCGGCCAGCGTGTACCGCTCGGCGAGTTCGTCCTCGTCGAAGACGGTGTCCGCTTCCGCGAGGGCAGCGGCGTACTGTTCGCGGGCCGCCTCGTTCTGCTCCCGAAGGTCCTCTGCCTCGTCTTCGAGTTCGGCGATCTCGTCTTCCTTCTCCTCGAGTTCGTCCTCTTTCGCTTCGAGGTCTGCTTCGAGGGATTCGATCTCTTCGTCCTTGCCGTCGACGCGCTCGAGGAGCGCCTCAATATCGTGGGTTGGGTCGTTGTCGTCAGTCATGTTTGTCTCCGTAGAATCGTCGCCCAGGACCTCGCCCGACGGGTCATCGGGCCTGGGAACATCCGCGGTCGCCGCCAGCACTGCGCGAGCATCAAGATCGTCGGCTAGCGCCGCCATCTCTGCTTCCGTCTGGTCGGTCGTCTCGAGCTTCTCCGGGTTGATCGGCGGCGTCCGAAACGCCTCGTTCAACGGGCGGAGCTTCTCGTACAGCTCCTCGCGGGAGATCCCTCCGCGCGGGCCGACCGAGTAGGCCGCAGCGACGTTGCCCCGCCGCAGGTAGCCATCCGAGTCGACTACCGGGTACGACGAGGCCGATTTCGTGTCGCGGTCGACCAGGAAGTACTGCTCGAACCCATCGGAGGGGAGCGCCGACCGGTCGAGCTTCCCCGACCGCGTCCCCCGGAACCGGACGCCGCCGGCGGAGCGGTAGGAGTTCAGGGCGGCCTCGACGTCGACGTCGCCGTCCAGGACGCCCTCGAGGGCGCCCGCGGACAGCGCCGCCACCGCCGGGTTCCCGTCAGCCCGCCCCGGCGCCGTGTAGTTCGCCTGGCTGGCGCCGGACTTCGGCGTCGCGAGGCCCGTGTACGCGAAGTCCCGCATGATCGCGGCGCCGGTCTCCGCGTGCTGGTCGACGTCCCGGGGGTTGCCGGCCTCGATGGAGACCTCGCGCTGGCCCGAGGAGAGCTCCTCCGCGATACCGGCGTCGTTCAGGCCGGCCTCGTAGACGACGCCCAGGCCGGGCTCGTACGCCGACCGGAGCACGGCGCCGATCTCCTCGCGGTCGCCGTCGCCGTGGATCTTGTAGACGGCCTGGCCCTCGAGGGTCGGCGCCGCGGTCTCGAGCTCGGCGGCCGGCCAGTACTTCGGGCCGTTCAGGCCCCGCGTGAGTTCGTCCTCGCCGTGGGCGACGCCGTGGACGATGTGGTCGTACTTCTCGCGGTCGGAGTCCGCGAGGTGAGCGGTGCGGCTCGGAGTGGTTGCTGTCGTGGGCATGGTTACGTAATCACCGGCAAAATCGAGCATCTGCAGTTCGGGTGAGCTGGCGGACGGATCGGGTACTCCCCGCCGAGGTAGTCCGGCTGGTCGGCGCCGGGCTCGAACGTGAACGTCCCCGACCGCATCTCGTCGATCGAGTACTCGCGGCCGTCCAGCGCCGAGCAGATCGGGCAGACGTCATCGTCGTCGGCGTCCGCCCACTCGCCGTGCTGGACGGTGTCGGCGCCGGCGCGCTCGTACCGGTCGAGCGTCGCCGTCGTGTGCGAGTTGATGACCTCCGTGCGGGCGAGCGTCCGCAGCCGGCTGTGCGTGATGTCCTCCAGCTCCTCGTTCAGCCGGCGCGCCATGTCCCGCGGGTTCTCGCCCGCAGCGAGCCCCTCGGTGAGCTCCTCCCGGACGGTCTGCGCCATCGAGGACGTGATGTCCTCGAGGTTCGAGTACGCCCGCCGGTAGAGGTCCCGCAGCTGGCGCCGGGGAACGGGCAGCTGGATGACCGCCTCGATGGAGTCCGTCGCGACGTCGACGCCCTCCTCCTGGAGGCGGCCGGTCGCCTGCTGCCACGCCCGGAGGTAGCCGTTCCGGAGGAACTCGCCCGTCCAGTGCTCGCCGCCCTCGACCTCGTCCATCGGGAGCGGCTCCAGGAGTTCGTCCTCGAGGACGCCCCGGAACCACTCGGCGAACCGCTCGACGAGCTCGCCCGGCTGGACCCGCGGGAAGGAGTCCTCGGGGTCGGCGAGCGCCTCCGTCTCCATGCGCTCCTGGAGGTGGAGCGCGTCGTTCTCCTCGATCGTCGCCGCGACGAGCTGGCGGACGCGCTCGCTGCGGTCGGCGACCGCCTGGAGGAACCGCTCCTCGATGTCCTCGGTGCCGGACGGCTGCTCCAGCATCGCCCCATCTCGGGGTTCGGACGTCGACGAGCCGCAGCAGCCGACCGACATCTACCGCCACCCCGTCCACTGCAGGACTTCGTCCTTGAACGCGGCGCACACCTCGGCGTCCCCGATCTCCGACATGCAGCCGGAAAAGGACGCCTCCATCGACGTCCAGGCGTCGAGCGCGATCAGGCGCGCCGGGACGTCGGCGTCCTTCCAGGAGTCCGGCCAGGAGTCGAAGCCCGTGTCCAGCAGCGCCTCGACTGCCGCGGGGTCACTCGCCGGCGCCGACAGCGCCGCGTAATCCGCGGCGAGCGCGGCCTCCTGGAGGTCTTCGGGGCTGCCGGTGTCGACCTCCTCGGTCCAGTCCTCCTCCTCGAGCTCGGAGCGCTCGTAGACGTCGGCGCCGGCCTCCGTCGCGACGACGTACAGCGTCCCGTCGTCGGGCTGGTAGGTGTCGCCCTGGAACTCGAACTCGCCGTCGTGGACGTCGACGATCACGCCGCGGCCGTCCGGCGTGGTGACGGGGTCGGACTCGGTGAGCGCTGCGAGGTCGGCGCCGTAGATGTCGACGAACGTCTCCCGAACGCGGGGGTCGGCCTCGTCGAGCGCGCTGAGGTCGGCGGTCTCTCCGTCGTCGCCGAGGACCTCCTCGGGGTCGAGCCCGAGGAACGTCTCGAGGATGGTCTCCGCGGGCAGGATGTCGGTCGGCGACTGACCGGGGCCGGTCGCCGCCTTCACACCCTGCATTGTCGTGTTGAACTCGTCGGCGTCGAAGGACTCGTCCTCGAGCGGGTTCGCGGAGTCCCGCTCGGCGATCACCAGCTCCACGCTGGGGGCGCTGTCGACGAACTCCTCGGCCTTCCGCTGGATGACGCCCTGGAACTTCTCCGCGATGTCGCTCCGCCAGTCGGAGAGCTCGCGGGTGTAGTCGTCGGACTGCTCGCCCGTGACGTCGCGGTTGATCTCGCCCTCGAAGCCGATCCGGTAGATCGGCACGGGGAACGCGGAGAGGACGTACTCGATCTCCTGTTTCAGCGTGGCGTTGATGTCGGGCATCTCGCCCGCGTGGTGCTCGACGTCGACGGCGTAGTTGACGACGTTCACCTTCTCCGGGTTCGACGGGTCGAACCCCGAGAGGAGCGTCTCCGCCTCGTCCTGGTCGTCGGTGTCGACCTTCGCGACGAAGTGGCTGTAGGAGACCGCCTTCAGGGCCTGGTCGAGGTCCTTGTACTGCTGGCGAACTGAGTGCGCGCGGTCGTACACCGACGCCGTGTAGGGCATGCCGAAGATCTCCGCGGTGTCGGCATCGTTCGCGTGCTTGACGACGTCGGTCTGGGAGAACCGGACCTCCTTCGAGTCCCAGCTCCCGTACGCGTCGTCGAACTGGATGTAGCACGCGGTCTCCCCGCCCGGCGTCTGCGGGAGCGAGGAGCGCCCGCCGTCGCCGGCGAGGCTCTGGGTGGACGTCGCCTCGAACCCGTTCTCGAAGTCGGCGTCCTCCTGGCCGTCGTCCGGCCGCAGGAGGATCGCCTTCCCCTCCCGCGTGTACGCCGTCGTGGTCTCGACCTTGAACGGCCGGAGTCCCATGATCCGGTTCTGCTCCTTGCGGTCGTCGTAGACGACTTCGACCATCGCCGTGCCGCGTCGGCCGACGAGGTCCTTCAGCGCCTTCTCGAGGACGTCCCGGATGTCGTGGTCGAACTCGCCGTCGACGATGCCGGCCTCGGTCAGCCACTTCTCGAGGGCGTCGTCCAGGTCGTGGCCGTTGTAGGCGTCGTCGTAGTACCCGGAGACGGTCGGCATGTCGTCGTCCTCGCCGATGCCGAGGTCGACGCGGACGCCCGGCTCGAGGATGTCCGAGGTGAACGTCTGGGTCGGCACCCGGATGAGGGGGTTCTCCTCGTACTCCTCGGTCCAGTCTTCGATCTCGCCCCGCTCGGGTTCCTCGCGGTCGACGTCGATGGTCGTCCCCCAGGGGTCGTACTTTTCGTCGCGTGCCTGCGGGTCGGCGTCGCCATCGAGGGCTAAGGCCGCCCGGAATCGGTCTCGAAGTCCCATGAGTCAGAGTTGGAAGGCCAGCACGTCGCCGCTCGAGGACGCCTCGCGGCGGCCGTAGGCGGCGAGCGCCAGCATGTCGGGGTGGTCGTCGTGGCCGTTGTCCGGATGCGTGATCTTCGTCTTCCCCCCGCGCGTCAGCGAGTACGTGAGCTTCTTCAGCTCGCGAGCGAGGCGGGCGTGATGGGCGAGCGTGAGGTCGCCGTTCTCGAGGTCGGACTTCAGGCCGTTGTACAGCGACTGCTTGCGCTCGATGGTGAACTTCACACCCTCGACGGCGTGCTCGCCGATCTCCGACTCGAGCATCTCGACGACGCCGGCGCCGAGGCCCGTCTCGTCGACGACGACCGTCGGGACGTCGTGGTCCTCGTAGAGCTGGACGAGCCGGCCGGTCGCCTCCGTCAGCGAGAGGTCGCGGTCGGAGACGAACACCTCGGCGACGCCCCGGGAGTCGATGCCGCCGATCACCGTGCGGTCGTTCCCCGCCCGGGCGAGGTCGGCCGCCAGGACGGTGAGGTCGCGCTTCCGCGCACTGGCGTCGTTGTCGGAGACGTCGTCGACGAGGCTCGGCTTGAAGAACCGATCCGAGCTCCCGATGAACTGCCCGAGGTACTCCTGCTGGAACGTGCGGGCCTCGGTCTTCTCGCGCTTCTCGGCGAGCCACTCGGGATCGACGAGCGGCGAGAGCGCCGACGGCCAGTACGGACTGTGCCAGTCGTCGTCGAGCTCCACCTTCTCGTGGAAGTAGCCGGCGTCGCCCGCCGGCGTCGACGTGAGGACGTAGGTGTACTCGTCGTGGGTGAGGAAGAACGGCTCGATGACGTCCTCGTAGATGGCGTCCGGCGCGTACGCGGCCTCGTCGACGATGACGAACTGGGGGTTCTTCCCGCGCTGCCCGACGCCGTCGACGCCGAGCGTGCGGGAGAGCAGGCGGCCGCCGTGCGTGAACTCCCACTCGCGCTTGTTCCGGTCCTCCTCGGGGCAGCCGAGACTGAGGCCGACCGCCTCGAGGCGCTGGTCGGCGATCCGCAGGAGGCGTTTCGCCTCCCGCATCATCTCGTCGGCCGTCTCCTGGAAGGGCGCGGCGATCATCGTGTCCTCGCCCTCGTTCGTCGCCGCGTCGTCGGCGGCGAGCGCCCCGCCGGTCAGCGTCTTCCCGACCTGCCGGCCGGGCTGGATGGCGACACGGACGATGTCGTGCTCGTCGGTGTGCTCGAGGAGATCGTGCTGGTAGTCGAACGGCTCGAACCCGAACAGGAGCTGCATCCGCTCGGGCCGGGAGAGCTCCGGGAGGATGTCCTGGAACTCCTCCTGGGTGAGCTCCTCGGGGTTGATGTCGGTCCCGTGGACGCGATCGTCGGCGGCGGGGACGTCGAGGCCGGGCGCGAAGTCGCCACGAGTCGTGCTACTCACTGTTGATCACCTGGGCGAGCGTCTGCGTCGCCTGCGCCTGCTGACTGTCGGGGTCCTCCAGCAGCCCAAGGTCCTTCAGCCACTGTCGGCGATCCGTCGACAGCCGTTTCTGCGCCGCCTGCACCACCGACTCCCGGTACGAGCGCTCCGTCTCCACCATCCCCTCGCCGATCGGGACGAGGTTCGTCTCCTTGTCGACCAGCGGATGCCCGCTCTCGAGGCCGTCGGGCTTCTCGCTCGCCCACCGGTCGAGCCCGATGTCCTTCGCGTGCGTCACCGCGATCCGGAACAGCTCCGTCTCGATACCGAGCGGGATGCCCTCAGTCAGGTCCTCGACGTCGTCGACCGACGCCTCGCCGTGGCGCTTCTGGTACTCTTCGAGGTAGTCCTCGAAGACGTCGTCGACGAACGCCCGCATCGCGTCGTCGAGGACGTCCTGATAGTACGCGTTGTGGTCAGCGTACGCGCCGTGCGTCACGGCGTTCGTGTTGCCTTCCGGGGCGGCACCGCCGTCGTTGCCCTCGGCGTTCGAGTTGCCTTCAGGTGCGCCGCCGGCACCGCCGTGTTTCGAGCACCGCCCCTCGCCGACGTGGTCCGTCCCCTTCCCCGGCCACGCCCCGC